GAAAACAGTGGATCCGCAGGTTCGCACTTGCTTTATCAAAAGAAACTCTTGGCCAAATAAGGGGCAAGTTTCAGACAATCCCGATTCCGGGAGAATCTGTCAATTTAAACGCAGATGCCTTATTGAGTCAGGCAGCAACCGAACAACAAGCGCTCAGAGATGAACTCAAGGAAATCCTCGATCAAGTTACTTACTCTGAGATGGCAAAACTTGACGCTGAAAAGTCAGAGAACGTTCTTACAATTCAGAAACGCATACCGAATTTAATTTTTCAAGGATAACAAAGTGAATGGCCGATGACAACAAATGGGAACAACCAGACGCACCGCCTCCACCCCTCTTTCTGGGAGAGCCGGAGCGCAATCTTGTCAAACAGGTCAATGACGAGCTTATGGAGCGTGTTATAGGCCAGCAGATCGCTTATTACCCCATAGACATCGCCGCAACCAACTACCACCCCCTTTATGGTGAGGCAATAGAGAAGACCTTCCTGCCCCCCGTAAGAGTCTATGTACTCGTTGATTGGGAGGGTTCATCCACGGTTTACAGCGACAACATCGGATTGGACAAGGATTGGAAAATCGTCTTACACTTTCATAGAAGAAGGTTGACTGAGGACCAGGATATGTTTGTCCGTGAAGGCGACTTTGTCCAATACGGAGACAGCCTATACGAAATAACAAAGCTAATTGAGCCAAGAATGTTGTTTGGTCAAATTGATTATTCGTTTGAAATAACAGCAGAATGCTCGTTGGCAAGGGAGACTCTGTTCGATGCCCAGTGAAGAAGATAAATATAAAGGGTATCGTCCTTATTTCAAAGAGAAGCGTGAGGGCGATGAAAAAATAAAAGAAATGGTCCTCATGCCATCCACGATAGAAACAATTGATACAGCTTTCTTCCGCTGGCTAGACGAAGAGTTGGACATATTTGCTTCTTCGAACCAGGGGTGGAATAAGGTACCAGTTATATGGGTTGCCTCTGAACGCGCCTACCAAATTAAAAACAATAAAGATTTAAGAGACGACAAGGGTAGGCTCAAACTCCCAATGATGACTGTTAACAGAACATCTTTGATAAAGGATCCTGCCATGAAGGGGGTTGCCTGGGCACACGTTCCAGTTCAAAATGATGCTAGGGGCGGCGCCATTGTAATGGCCAGGAGAATCAATCAAGATAAGACTTCAAATTTTGCCAACAAGGACGCAAATAAATTAACCCGAGGCCAAAAGAACTTCCCAACAAACAATAAAAAGATTGTTTATAATACAATAACTTCCCCGGTCCCAACATATGTTGTTGCAAACTACGATGTCATAATCCGCTCAGAATATCAGCAACAATTAAATGAAATTTTTACCCCATTCATGGTCCGCACCGGACAAATTAATAACTTTTTCATAAAAAACGATGGCCACAAGTTCGAAGGATTCATTCAGAATGACTTTTCCCTCGACAACAACGTCTCAAATCTCGGAGACGAAGAAAGAATTTATAAGACAACAATCAATATTAAGATTCTCGGATACCTCCTTGGATCATCAAAGAACGAAGAAAGGCCCAAAATCACAATTCGAGAAAATGCGGTTGAAGTCAAAACACCACGCGAGCATGTCATTATGGGCGACATAAAACAATTCGGAAAACCTCCAAAGAAGAATTAGGGATATAATTTATGAGGTTTTGAAGCTTTGAATGACTATTTATAGTTGTAAAAGTAAAAACTAAATTGCTTGATAGGAGAATCTTTACATGTCAGTTAAGAAGTTCAAATTTGTTTCTCCAGGTATTTTCCTGAGTGAAGTAGATAATTCACAACTCCCTGCTATTCGTCAGGCAGTTGGCCCAGTTATTATCGGAAGGACCCGAATGGGCCCGTCTATGAGGCCCGTTACCGTGGAGTCTCCATCAGAGTTCGTTCAGGTCTTCGGAAACCCAATTCCCGGAGGCGGAGCAGGTGGAGATGTATGGAGAGCAGGAAACCTAACCGGCCCAACCTACGCCTCATATGCCGCTATGGCATACCTAAAAGCAAATGTTGGCCCGATTACGATGGTTCGGCTTCTTGGAGAAGACAACCCAGCAAACTCCGGAGAAGGAAACAGCATCGCACTCGCAGGTTGGAAGTGCGCAGGAACATTCAGTACCGATCAGACCACAAACGGCGGATCATACGGTCTCTTTATCGTCCCCAGCGCTTCGGTGGGGGAAGCAGTAACCGGAACACTCGGAGCTATTCTATATTGCAACCAGGGCGCCCTCGCATTGAGCGGAACAGCCGTTTCTTCAAGCACTGGCGGAATTACACACGAAGGCGCATGCGCACTCTTTGAAGACGTCGGTTCTGATGCCGCATTTAGACTTTCCGTATATGGGCCAGCAGATACTACTCCATGGAAAGCATCATTCAACTTCAACAGAGACTCAAACCTTTTTATTAGAAACGTTCTAAACACAAACCCTCAATTAACAAACGATGCCTTTGTCAATCCCACAAATTTAAAGAGCAAAGAGCAATACTATTGGCTCGGTGAAACATTCGAGACAGATGTCAACGAACTTCTCGACAGCAATGCAGACACAAGAGCTGTCCTTATTCCTATGGGATCCGGATCGGAGGCTCAAAAAGACGAATACAAAATTGATTTTCAATATGCGAAAACAGGATATTTCTTCTCGCAGGACTTGTCAACAGATACCGGCTCTTATCGAACAGAAAATATGGTAAGGCTCTTCAGGGTCGCCTCATTGGACGGCGGCCGATGGACACAAGACAACTTGAAGATCTCCATCAATTCCATTAAGGCTTCCACGAACACCTCAGACCCATTCGGTTCTTTCAACCTTGTTGTTAGGGCGGCTTCGGATAGAGACAACGTGGTCCAAGTCGTGGAACAATTTACAAACCTGAACCTAAATCCATCCTCTGAAAACTTCATTGGAAGAGTCATCGGAGACACATACTACGAATTTGACTACACTCAAAGACGCTTGAGACAATATGGTCAATACGTCAATAAATCAAAATATATTAGAATGGACATGAACCCGGATATTGAATCTGGTCTCATGGACGCAAGACTTCTTCCATTCGGCTGTACGGGTCCTTTGAGATTCAAGACGGTCGAGGGAACACCAGCAGACACCACCTTCGCCGGTATTGACATCGAGGGAGTAAGTAGTTTCCTCCTTGGTTCTGGCTCTGTCCCGCTTTGCAATCCCCCCGAGGGAACAGTGGGCGCCGACTCTATTTATGTTGGATCTGGATCCACAGTCATCGCCGGCCTAAAACTTAATTTCCCAGAGCAACTTCTGAGATTATCCGCCTCCGATGGTGGAATCGCAGACCCAACCGACGCTTATTTCGGCCCAATGTCCACCCAAACTAGAGCCTCTTCTAGAATCGACCAAGGGTGGGGAGATTACATGTGGAGAAAGCCCGAAGATGTCACATCAGAAGACTCTCTGTCCGGAATCACCAGCAACCTTGTTGAATATAGTTGGGCAGTTTCCCTTGACGATGTCGTCTTAGCCGGCTCCGCAACAGCATTTTGGCAATCTGGCTCCAGGTTCTCCGGCGCCTCTGCAACAGCAGTATCTTCCTCTTGGCAAGAAATCCTCACACAAGGATATGACAGGATCACAGCACCTCTCTATGGTGGCTTCGACGGTCTTGATATCACCGAGGCAGAGCCTTTCAGAAACACTCTCCTTAGCGACGGTGCAAATTTGGATACAGCAAACTACGCATTCAACTCCATTAAGAGATCAATTGATACAGTCAAAGATCCAGACTTTGTTGAGTGTAACATCATGACAATTCCCGGAGTAACCAACTCATCTTTGACGCAACACTTAATTGACACATGTGAAGACCGGGCCGATGCTTTGGCAATCATTGACTTGCCAAGTGTCTATACACCATTTACAGATTCCGATGAGACATTTCAACAAAGAAATCAGGACACAATCACTCAGTGCGTCAGCGGTCTCCGAACCAGAGGAATCAACTCTTCTTACGCATGCACTTACTATCCCTGGGTTCAGATTCTGGATACAATTTCGAATCAACTCCTTTGGGCGCCCCCATCAGTAATCGCGCTTGGTACGATGGCCTCTTCAGAAGCAAAATCTGAAGTCTGGTTCGCACCAGCAGGATTCAATCGCGGAGGCTTGACAGAAGGCGCCGCAGGATGGCCAGTAACAAACATCACGAGGAGATTGACATCTAAGGATAGAGATAATCTATACGAAGCTAACATCAATCCAATCGCGACGTTCCCATCAGAGGGCATCGTCGTCTTCGGACAAAAGACATTACAGGTCACGAGATCTGCACTGGATAGAATCAACGTTCGACGCTTGCTAATTTATATCAAAAAGCAAGTTTCAAGAATCTCTTCTGGAATCTTGTTTGATCAAAACGTTCAAGTAACTTGGAATAGATTCTTGGGCGAGGTTAGACCATTCTTAGCGAGTGTTCAGTCTAGACTTGGATTGAGTGAATGGAAAGTCATTCTTGATAGCACTACAACAACTCCAGACCTTATTGATCAGAACATCATGTATGCTAAGATCTTCTTAAAGCCTGCAAGAGCAATCGAGTTTATCGCAGTTGATTTTGTGATTACGAGAACAGGGGCATCTTTCGATGATTAAAAAGACGAATAAAAATTCGAAAGACTATTTACTAGTACAGAGTACACAAGGGAGAAATAATTAAATGGCGTTTTGGACCGATGCACAATTTGAAGATCCGAAAAGAGCATATAGATTTTTGGTTGATATAGGCAGAATGCCTAATGGAGCAACTTGGTACGCCAAGAGCTGTAAAAAGCCTGAAATCACAATCTCTACAATCGAACACAACTTTTTAAATCATAGATTTTATTATCCAGGAAGAGCAGAGTGGGGCGAGGTTACAATTACCTTGGTCGACCCAGTGAGTCCGGACGCGGCAATTAACACGGCTGCAATTATTAGAGCAAGTGGATATAATCCGCCAAAAGACGTTACTGATACAACAACAATCTCTAAGCAAGCATCTGTTGCGGCCATGGGATCGGTTGTTATTTCTCAAATTGACTCTCTTGGAAACGCTGTCGAAACTTGGACTCTTTGGAATCCCTTCCTTACCGGCGCAACATACGGAGACCTTGATTATAGTTCCGACGACATGACAGAAATTACTCTAACCGTTCGATATGATTGGGCGGTAATCGAAACCCAAACTTCTTCCGAAACAGGCGCGAAACGACCTGACGGAAAAGACGTTGATAGCAATACATTTTTTAGCCCCGGCGAGAGCTAAGATATGAAACATGAGGTGATATTTGGCTAGAAATAACTCTCGGCGCACCGGCGCCGAAGATGAGAAACCGGGAGCGAAGAAAGTTAGTTCTCCGCCCCCAAATATGGCTCCTTTAGATTTTTCAACCCCCACAGAGTTTGTAGAACTCCCATCAGAGGGGAAGTATTATCCAGAGGACCATCCGCTACACAACGAGAGTGTAGTAGAAATCCGCCATATGACGGCGAAAGATGAAGATATCCTAACTTCGAGAGCCCTCCTTAAGAAAGGTTTAGCCCTCGATAGATTCCTTAAAAATATTCTTGTCGATAAGAGCATTGATATGGACTCTCTTTATATTGGGGATAAAAACGCAATTCTCGTAGGTGCGAGAGTGACCGGCTACGGCCCGAGGTATGATACACAGGTTACCTGTCCGGTTTGCACCACAACAAACAAGTTTTCTTTTGATCTCGATAGCGCAGATGTTTACTCTGGTGGGGAATACGAAGAATTCGATATTTTAGAAAATCCACAGGGAACCTTTACAATTAAGACGCCAGCCACGAAGGTTGATGTCGAGGTTAAATTATTTACAGGAAGAGACGAAAAATATTTGATGAAAACAGCAGAAGAGAAGAAGAAAAGAAAACTTCCTGAATCTTCACTGACAGATCAGCTAAACCTAATGATCGTCTCGGTCAGCCAAAGAACAGATAACGTTACAATTAAGTCTTTTATTGACAATATGCCAGCAAGAGACGCAAGATACATCAGAGAAGCATACGAAAAAGTAGTGCCCAACATTGATCTAGCTCAAAGTTTTACATGCGAGACATGTGACTATGAAACAGGCCAGATGGAGGTGCCGTTTACGACGGACTTTTTTTGGCCTAAGCGATAAATACATCGAAAACGTGTATGAAGAGTTCTTCGTTTTGAAATACTATGGTGGCTGGTCTTTTACAGAAGCTTATAATTTGCCGATAACTATCAGAAGATGGTTTTTAGAAAAATTGATTGAGCAAATGAATAAAGAAAAAGAGGCTATGGAAAAATCAACCAAGAAGTCACGTTTTTCGGGTAAGAGTTAAAGAAGCCGGTAATACCGGCTTCTTTTTATTTTTAATACTATTTAAAGTAGTGAGGGTTTATATATGGAATCTTTGAATGAAGGTGAAATTGTCGAGGTCATCATCGACCTCGAAGAGTTAAAAAAGAATGATCAACTGAACGAAAGTTTTTTGAAGATGATGGGCTTCTGGGTCGAAAATATTGTCAAATATATGTTTGATATGCCTTTTGTTACCGGAGGCGTCCGTGGAAAAACGGGCGACATCAAAGCATTCGCAAGAGCTGTTGGAAATGAAAAGAAATATATTGAAGTTGCCAAACAGCACGGTTTAAACGATCCCAAGACTTATAAGCAGAAATCACGACTCAAAAAAGCTACAAGTGCCTTCGAGAAAAAGACTGGCATCAAGTGGCCGTTTAAATAGGAAAACTTTAAGAAATGGCCGACGAAACTGCAAAAGAGCTAGAGTTAGCAGCCGCGAAGGCGAAAACCGCCACCGCCACCGAAGATCAATATATTGCTCAAAAGAAGTTTAACGAGGAGATAGCCAAAAGCGGTGCAGATATCGCGAAGCTTCGCGATGAGCTAATCGCGGCCAAAGAAGAGACGAAAAGGCTAGCCAAAGAACAGGAAGATTTAGCTGACGCCCTCGGCTTAGCCAGAGATCAGGGTGACGCAATGGCCAGCGCCCTCCTTCGTGCCACCGGCATGAGTCAAGACTTCGAGAGATCTCTTGTAGGTTCGGCGCTGGCCATCGCGTCGAATGAAGACGCGATGAAGTCTTTCACTGAAAAGTTGGAAAAAAACATGACCTTGCAAAACGCGGGCATCATGATTTTGCAGAAATTCGCTGAAGCAACGATTGCTTTGTCTCTGTCGACAGATACTGCCCTCGCATCGTTCAACAAGCAAACCGGAGCGACTAGATTATATGGCGCCGAGATAAAAGCACTTGAACAAGAAATGTTCCACCATGGCGTCGGAATAGACGCGGCCGCCGAAGGATACGGCTCCTTGGTAAATAACGTTACGGACCTTCGGCTTATGTCATCCGGCGCCAGGAAGGAACTTTCAACAACAACCGGCCTTCTTTCCCATCTGGGCGTCTCCGCAGACACAACCGGCGCGAATGTTCAATTTATGACAAAATCTTTGGGCGTCGGCGTCGGAGAGGCCGAAAAATATCAAAGAGAGTTGTTCGCCTTAGCGCAAGAAATAGGAATGCCCCCAGAAGAGATGGCAGCGGGATTCAAAGCAGCGGGGCCAAAACTCGCAGCGTTCGGCAAACAAGCAGGAAAGGTATTCCTGAAGTTGGCCAAAAATGCCCGAGCCGCTGGCATGGAAGTCGACCAACTCTTAAATATCACCGAACAATTCGACACGTTTGAGGGCGCAGCAGAATCAGTCGGAAAATTAAACGCGCTTCTCGGAGGGCCCTTCCTAAACTCTATGGAAATGGTTATGACAACAGACCCAACGGAGAGAATGAAGCTTTTATCAGGCGCACTCAACGACGCTGGAAAGAGCTTCGAACAGATGACCTACTACGAAAAGAAATCAATCGCGGCCGCAGCAGGATTGTCCAATGTTGAAGAACTCTCTCTCCTCATGGCCAACGGATTTGACGAATCCGCCGGAGGGGCCCACAAGAGCCAAGCTGAGATCGAGAAATTAGCAGAACAATCAAAAGACTTCAATAACCTTGCGGAGGAATTGACGCAGACGATGAGAATGTTTGCGATACAACTGGAGCCAGTTATATCCGCCCTTAAATGGGTACTCCAGGGGATTCAAAATATAAGTCAGGCTACCGGCGGGAGGTTCATTCCAATTGTTTTGGGGGCTATAGTCGCCATCAAAGCGATCACTACAGCAACGAAAATATGGGGAACGGTCAGCACTTGGATAGCCGGAAAAAACGCTCTTGTGGCTTCCTCAACCGCCGCAAAAACCGCTGTCGAGGGCGCTTCGATTCCAGTCACAGCCGCCGTTGGAACAACTGCCGGCGCCGCCGCATCGCCCATGCTATATTTTGCCGCAGCCGCCCTAGCGGTTGGAGCCGCATTCTTCCTCGTCGGCGCCGGAGTTGGTCTCGCAGCCCAAGGCATGTCTCTCTTTATGCTGTCTCTCGCTCTTATCCCTCCCGCCGATTTAGCCAAGTATGGTCTCGCCCTCTGGTCAATCTCATCTGGCATTGGCGCCCTAGCTTTTGCTATGATTATTGGAGGCTCATCACTGGCCGGCCTATCCCTCAATCTTCTGTTTTTGGGCTGGGCCCTCTCGAAATTGGACTTCGAACGTCTTGAGGCTGTTGAAGGACTTTTTTCATCGATGGCTGAAGCAATGAACGCGCCAATAGAAAATCTAGCAAAAATGACGGCCGAAATCGTGGCAATCACCAACGCGATAAAATCAGTAGATGATGTAAACGCGGTAGTCGGAGTCTCCAGTTTGATTAGCACTGCTTCTAAATCATCGCAAAGTTCAAAAGGGGGCGCCCCCTCATCGCCCGTCAAAGCCCCCGTGCAGGACCATAAAATAACTCTCCACTGGGATCCCCGTTCATCAACCTTCGAGGACTATGTGATTGAGATCGTAAACGGTCAGTTAAATCCGAACAGGCTTGGGTACTCACTACCATGAAAAACAACGACGACAACGAAAAGACGGTAAAGAGAAGACCTTTTGCTTCTAACGGCCGCGTGCAATCGAACAGTGGAGACGGGTATACCACTTATTATGATGCTTCCGATTTTTATGCCACCGAATATCATAACTATATCCAGTTTACGTCGATCATTGGTGGAGAAGATGCAACAAGCGTTAAATTCAAAGCATTTCTAACAGCTTTTGATGATCAGTTTAAGAGTGACTGGAATAGTGAACAAGTTTATGGTCGCAGTGACCCAATTCAAACATTCAAAAATACAACCAGATCGATAAGCATAGGCTGGGATTGTCCAGCGGGATCAATCTGGGAAGCAAAGCAAAATATGGCAAACGCAGCGCTTCTGGTCCGCATGTTATACCCAGGATACCGTAGTCTTCGAAACGTATCCACAATAAACAAGCCCCCATTAATTAAAGTTAAGTTTAGAAATCTAATAAAAGACAATCTCGGAGTGAACGGCCCTCTTTTGGTTACTATAGATGGAATTAGTTTTTCTCCAGATTTGGAAGCTGGCTTCTTCGATGCCGATGAATCAAAAGAATTCACCGAGATCGCCGTCGATGAATTGATCCCCAAATTATTAAAGTTTTCTTGCAATATGACAGTTTTACACAAGAAAACCATTGGATTTACCGGCTCTGGCAGGTGGCCATCGAGCGGCCGATCGGATTTAAGCGCTTTTCCGAATCTCCCAAAAACAATCGCAGACGAAGTCAAGTCGGAAACCGGCATCGTAGACAAGCGCGAAGGAGAAGCTGCGTTTATTTTCGGAAACGGAGAGACGCAGGGGCAAACCCCGTTTAACAAAGAGGAGGAGGCGGCCCAGGCAGCACTCGAAGCAGCACAGGAAGAATTGGACATTGAGACATCGGAACAGCAAACCGCCAAAGAAAAAAGAAAGGCAAATAAGCAGGCAAGAAAGGCCAAGCGCGCTTCGGACAAAGTCAATCGAGGTCGCGCACCGCTGCCACCAGACGACCTAGACGTTGAGAACGCAGATCCAGGCACTTACGCGCCGATAGAAGGGCTCCCTCGATTCCCTGGCGAATATGAAGATTTAGGAGAATAAAATAATTATGTCAAGATACACACAGAGGATAAAAAACCTAAACGATCCGAAAGAGCAAACAGCTACAGAAATATATCAGGAAATAATATATAACCGCAATATCAAAAAAGTGGTCCAGTATACTTCTCCATCTTTCCCAGAACTTACGGCCGCTCGAAGACAATCCGTCGTCTATGATTCTCATGTTTGGAAAAGGGGCGATAGGCTTTATAAATTAGCCGCCCAGTATTACGGAGATGCTACTTTGTGGTATCTTATTGCTTGGTTTAATCAAACACCAACAGAAAGTCATATCAACATTGGGGATACGATCATGGTTCCGGTTGAAGCCGAAAGAGTCATGACGTATTTTAACCAGTAATGCCTAAATTT